CAATTCATCGAACAGTGTCCCAACAACAAGAAGATGCTCTATGCGCGCGCTGCGCAACGCTACCGTGAGAGGGGGTGGACCGTACGCGACGCTCGGATCAAGGCCTTCGTGAAGTTCGAGAAGACGAATTTCACTAAGAAGAAGGATCCGGCGCCACGCGTCATCCAGCCAAGGACCCCCGTGTACAACCTGGCCTTAGGGTTGTTCACCAGGCGTGTCGAGAGTTGCATATACAAGGCTCTCGCACTCGAGTGGGGAGGTGATGATGAGGGAGTAGTGATGAAGGGGCGAACCGTGGTAGAGGTAGCGGCGGTTCTGAGGGCGAAGTGGGAGCGTGTGAAGAGACCTGTGGCAATTGGTATAGATGCTAGCAGATTCGATCAACACGTTTCAGCTGACGCCCTCAAATGGGAGCACAGCGTGTATAAGCGGCTGTTCGGTTACAATGGAGAATTAATAGCACTTCTAAACCAGCAGCTTAAGAATAAAGGCCGGTCAGACATAGATGGCTACCGAGTGGAATACGAGGTTAATGGCACCCGGGCAAGCGGGGACATGAACACATCGCTCGGCAATTGTTTGATCATGTGCACGCTCGTGAGGGAGTACATCCGGGAGCTGGGCATAAAAGCAGAATTCGTCAACAATGGAGACGACTGCGTTTTGTTCGTGAGTGAGGGAGATGTTCCCAAGCTTGACGGGCTGAATGCCTGGTTTTTGAAGTATGGATTTGAGATGGAAAGGGAGGAGCCGGTCCGTGTATTTGAGAAGGTAGTATTTTGCCAAATGCAACCCGTGTATTCCGGGTCTGAGTGGGTTATGGTACGCCAGCCATCAAGTGCGTTTGCTAAAGATGCGATAGCACTAGGCGAGAGGACCCGTGAGGACTATAGGAGGTGGGCTTATCAGGTAGGAGTGGGCGGTCACGCTCTGTGTGGCGACATGCCCATATACTCCGCATACTATGAGGCTTACCGTCGGAACGGACTGGACTCCAACCTCGGCAACAAGTATTGTGTCTCAGATTCAGGCTTTTTACGGCTGTCGAAGATCCCCAGAATCAGGTTAGGCGATAGTGTCGAAGTGACGCAGGCGTGTCGCGTCAGCTTTTACAAAGCCTTTGGCTACCCCCCCTCAATGCAGATTGCTATGGAGAAGGAACTAGCCAC